GTCCCTTATACTTTAAACCTCCACAATCATCAGGAATAGACAAAAATGAATCATACTCTCGATAATCTCTCAGAACCATATCCATATAAGTAGATAAAAATTCCGAAAAATATTGAACATTAATTATATTTCGTAAAATCTTAGGACAACATATAATATGATCATCTCCATAAACTAATAGCCAAAAAACATCTATCTAAAGCATATTCTATAGCAGCCATCATTCCTGGATACTTATCCATCGTATAAACAATGTAGCAACAAAAAACAAATCCCATTATCCAACTATCTCCGTGAGATGTCTCCTTACCACCTGAATACATAACTCCCCGCATTATTCGCCAAAAAGTACCTGTGCACAAAACAACTTTATTAGAAATATGATACATAAGAATACGAATTAACTTCTTTAAAACCTTAACTTGCCTACTATTCATACTCTTCCAATCAAAATATCTAGAACCAGAAGCTATATACAAATACAGCTGCCAGTCCTTTATCTTTTTATCTAATCCTTCAATGTCTCCATCAAAAAAAAAAATATCTGGATTATCATAATTCAAAAATTTTGCCAACTCATAAGCTCCTCCATGCCAATATTTCATACCTATACGAATTAAATTGCCTCTTTCAAAAAACATTCTTTGCTCAAATAATAATGTAGATAAAAAAACCATATCTACACTAGGTATAAAAAACTCTCTACTCTTCATTAACATTTGCATTAAACCCTCCACATTCTTCTCATGCCCAAACTTAAACTCTCCTTTTATCTTGAGAACGCACAATGGCTGAAAAACATGTTTCTTCCCTGTACAAACACAGTAAATAAACCTATGAAAATGTTTTACAGCAGCTTCAAGGTGATGAATCTTATCACCACTATTCTTAACACAATAGACATTACCTTTAATGGTCTCTTGTCCTGTACGCGTACTAATTATCCCTCCAGAAGTCCCAATCTTAATATATTTAAACAACTTTTCTGGAGAGTATCTAAATAACATTGTACCTACCCTATTTTCACAATCTAACATCCGTTCAAGATGACGAAGACCTCTAGGAATTATTCCTCTCAAAGTTGCAAAGGAAAAACCTCGCATCGCTCCGTCATTATCAAACGTTTTATATAAAGCTATCATTTTACTAGGTGATACATTATTCGTGGTATAAATAACTTGCTGCATGCCATACCATTGCTCATATAATATTTTCTCCCAACTCAATCTCTTGAGACATAACTCTGCAAGAGATCCTGGTCTGACATTCATATCTATACCTGTAAGCTGTCGCAAATACCTCCCACTCAATATACCAACTATCTCTCTCAAAAAAGACGGCATTACAACATTCGTAGGGATAGGAGTATTCTTATGAGGAGTCAAAGGCCGAATAGCTATCTGAGAATCACTAGTATACAATTCTCGATAATATTCAGTATAACTACCCCAATGAGCTTGCATTCTGATAACAAAATCTGTTCCATTAACATAATATTTAGACACTATTTCCGCGTACACACTTGCCATTAAATCTTCAATACTCTTAAAATCTCTAACACATCTATATATGTCCTCGAAGCCTTGTTCAATAGAAGTAAACTTAA